GCGTCTAAAGAGAATTTAAGGCCGTTGCTTGCAATTTCAGCGGGTCAAGCCTAAAATGCGGGAAAGGAGTCAAAATTATGAACATCGGTGATTTAGTTAAGAGCAAGCGTTTTTGGGCGGCGGCGGCTACGATTGCTGTCGTCGTTCTCAAGGACAAGACCCCGTTGACTGAAGATCAGATTCAGCAACTCGTTTGGGTTGTTGGTGCTTGGATCGTTGGCGATTCTGTTCGGCCATTGCCTAAACCTGACGAGGTGGCAAAGTGAATCGCGTAAAATTTGCTGACAGGCTCAAGGCACGTCGAGCGGCTCGTGAAATCTGGATCGCTAGGCGATCGGATCCAACCGTGGCCGACCTCATTGCAAAGACCATCGACGGCGACGAGGAAGCCGGAAAGCTGCTTTTCGGCTCGCATCCCGACTTAGTAGGCATCGATCCGGCTACGCTGTTTTTGCTGATTCAGATCGCTCTCAAGCTCTGGATTTGGTGGCAATCTCAAAAGCTCGAGAATCCTTCGGAGGATGTTGCCGTTGGCGAGCCCTTCGACATGACGGTCAGCGACGACGATAACGACTAAGCCCAGATCGCAACGACTACCTACTAACCTTCAATCCTTACAAGCGGGTTAGTCGGAGCGAAACGGGCAATACACAAGGATGGATGATGGCTGACGAAAAGCAAAAAGAAAACTGGTTGCCTTGGATTGTCGCAGCGTTGGCGGTCTTTGCGATGTTGCGGAACCAGCAACCGTCGGACAAGCCACAACCGAAGGAGCTCAAGGCGGTCGTCTCTCAGACGCTACCATCCATCCGATCGGCCTACAAGCAGGCTTTCTTGGAGGCAGCTTCAAAGATCGAGTCCGGCGAGATTAAAGATCAAGAAGCTTGGACGAAATTCATTGCCGACAACGCAGGGGCCAAACAGCGGGAAGCACTTGATCGAGTCTATGAGGCCATTGACAAACTAGACTTGCCTGCAAGCTTCGCTGGTAAGGAAAGCGAGATCGCCAAGATCAATCGGGAAATAGCGGGGGCTTGGTAATGGACAAGCCCGACACAACAGGCGGAGCGTGGATTGCGTTGGTCCTGATTATGGGATTGCCTGCTTTTGGTTTGGCGGTTTTGTTTTTCTTGGCTATTGTGGGCGTTTTGGATATTATCAGCGATGCCATCAAGACTCTCACCAAAAGGGTGTTTTGGGATGAGTGAATTTTTCACAGGCTACGATCCAACCATCGAGAATCGAGACGCGATCAAGGCTAGCTCGACCGAGATCGCTTTTACCATGCGGGACTTCGCGACTCCTGAAGAGATTGATCCACGGCCATTGATGCGGCATGATAAGCAGCTAAACATGTCAAGCTGCCAAGGCTTTAGCCTTACCAATGCTTGCGAATACGTTTGGTCGTTGGTGCATGGCTCATTTAGTCCAGAGCGTCAGTTATCGGCGTTGTTTGCTTACTTGGAGTCCCAAAGACAGAGCCAGGGTTTGCTCGGTGTTGACAAAGGATCGACCATCGAAGCAGGGCTCAAGGTCGCAACATCGATTGGGATGCTTCCCGAAAAGGATTTGCCATACTCAACGCCATATCCAAGCAACGCTCGGACGTTGATTACCGATGATATGAGGATGAAGGCTTTCCCGTATCGAATCGGCTCGCATACTTGGCTCGATTCTTATGATGCCATCTTTCGGTACTTGGCAAGCGGTGTAGGCGCTGTCCATACCGGGACGCTCTGGAATGATTCGTTTTACGCTCGCAACGGAGTGCTTGAGTCGGTCAATCTCGGTCGCGGTGGAGGTCATGCTACGGCATGGCTCGGCTACTCGAAACGCAGAGACAAGCAGGGACGCAACTACCTTTGGCGGCTCAACAGTCACAACGATTCATGGACTGAAATTGCCCCAAGTGTGATTGATGCTCTTTGCAGGCATCAATGGACATCGATTGTCGGCGTGTCGGATCTTTCAACGCCAGGGCCCCGGAAGGTATCTTGGATGCAGTCGAGGCCATTAGGATGAACTTAAGCAACGGAGAAAAAGGGATGTTTGCCGTGATTGGTCTTTGCTTGTTTAGTTGGTTCTTTGGATCGAGCCCTAAGCCCGATCCGACTCAGTGCGATATTCCATCGAGCGACCTTGTTGAACAGGTCGCAACTGTTCGAGATTCTCTAACAGTTCAACCCGCTCCGATCGAAGATCCTAAACCGATACCAAGCCCATCGGACAAGCCATTGAAACTCGAGGTTTTGGTATTTGTCTCCAAGAATTGCCCCCCTTGCGAAAAGTGGAAGCGGTGCGAGATGCAGAAATTCTTGGACGCTGGATGGCAAGTCGGTATTGTTGAAGACCATCCGTTTCCGGTGACCCCGAGATTCGAGGTTTCCAAGGGCTCGGAGCGTAAGGATCACGTTGGCTACTTGACTTTTGAGCAGGCGAAAGGGTTGGTAAAGTGACTCAAGAAAGCTTGGTTTACATCATCGGCTCAGGAATGGTCGCAGCGTTGAGCACAGCGGTCGGAATCTTGTTTCGCTTATTCGTCGAAGAAAAGAAAACTACCCGAAGCGATCTGCAGGAGTGTCGATCAGATCGCGAAAAACTTTGGGCCAAGATTGAGACCTTGCAAACTGAGATCGGTAAATTGCTCGGAGGTTGCAACAAGTGATTGAGTGGATCCTGTTTATCATTCTCTCATTCCTCGCTGCTGACTTCATTGCCGGTGTTTTCCACTGGTGGGAAGATTCATACCTGGATCAAGATACGCCGATCTTTGGCAGGCTGATCGGAGGGCCGAATCAACTCCACCATTCGGATCAGTATGCATTCCTACAGGGCTCTTATTGGTATCGCAACTACACGACAATCATCCCATCGATTGTGGCTTGTGGCGCGTGCCTTTGCTTTGATGCGACGCAAGACGCATGGCTTACGTTTCTATTCTTGAGCCAAGCCAACCAGATTCATGCTTGGGGGCACAGCAAGGGAAAGAACGGCTGGTTGGTATCAATGGCTCAACGATGTGGCATCCTACAATCGTGCAAGCATCATGCCGAGCATCATCGTTCGCCATACCATATTCGATATTGCGTAATGTCCCCGATCCTTAATCCGATCCTCGATGCAATCGGTTTTTGGCGGTACATCGAGTACGTTGTTTTTGTGACAACCAGAATTGAGGCAAGAGCATGAATTACGAACCATTGATTGAAGAACTGCGGAAACCTCAGTACCAAGGCACAAGCGACCAACAAGCAGCGGACTTGATAAACGTGCTGACGGTCACGGTCAAGCGATTAGTGCCTGTGGTCGAGGTCAAGCAGTGGGCCATTGAGGAGGCTGTTTACGCTCCGATCATCATCGGCCAGCAATCATCCGACGAACAGATCAAGAAGCTTTGCATCTCGATCGCAGGATGGATCGACGATGTTGGCGGACGGGTGCAAAATGCAGACTTAGACAAGCAAGCAGCGATCGACATGATGCAAGGGCTAGTATTGTTCGGCATTGCGAATCAAGCTCAGATCGAGCGGCTCAAGTCGCTTCGTTGGAAAACGATTAAGTGGACGGAATCGGTAGGTTTGCCTGAGGTTGGGATAGGTTTGGTTCGCAACGCTCGAAAGATCATAGGGGGGTAACATGGCTGATATTCTTTTGGCGTATCCATCAGCAAGCGACGTAACGATTACGCTTGCATCGTTGGCATCCGATACGAACCTTTTGGCTGGTCGCGAATCGACTGCGATTGATAACACGTCAACCAAGTATTCAGACTTTTTGCTAAGCGGCAAGATCACTACAGGGACGAGCCCAACAACGGGTCGAAGAATCCAGATTTGGGCGATCGCATCTTGGGATGGAACGACCTACCCAGATGTTTTTGACGGCACTGACTCAAGCGAAACGATTACCTCTGCCAACCACAAAAACGCAATTTGTTTCCTCGTTGCAGAACTAGCGACCGACGCTAATAGCAATCGCCAGTATGACTTCTCTGGAATATCGGTTCGCAGGATCTTCGGTACTGTTCCACCTAAGTTCGTTCTGTTCGTTACGCATGATACGGCAGTGGCTCTCAATGCTACGACTGGAAATCATCAGATCCGTTTGCAGGGGGTCTACGAAACAGTTTAATGCTACCGCGACATCAAAGCATAATCGGTCGATGGGTTCCTTCAGCGGGTGCAACTGCATTGACGCTGGTAGATCGTTCGCCATGTCGTAGGAATGGCGCGTTAGTCAACATGGATCCGGCTTCCGATTGGGTTATCAGCGGTGGCAAGGGTGCTTTGGATTTCGACAACTCAAACGACCAAGTTTCAATTCCGTCGATTGCTTCGATTCGGTCAGGGCCGTTTACTGTTTCGCTTTGGTACTATCCGTTTTCGGTCAGTGGTATAAACCAAATTTTTGCACAGTGGTTGTCTAATGGGATAATCGCATTCCGAAACGGCACAAGCTTAGCGTGGCAAATTACCAATAGAGTCACAACAGGAGCAGTTTTTACGGCTAATGCGTGGCACCACATCGTTTGCTTTCGTCAGGCAGATGGAACACTAAGAGCGATGGTTAACGGTGTTTTAGATTCGGGAAGCATACCAGCAGCAAACCAATCCAGCACAGAGCCTTTTATACTCGGTGGGCCTGTTAGCGGTGCAGGAACAGGAGCAGGAAATTGTCAGATGGACGATATTGTTATATTTGGCGATTGCATCACGTTCGGCGAGGCTAGGGAAATCTACCGTCGCGGTCGAGGTGCAGGATTGGTCGAGGAGCGACGAAGGCCAATTAGATCAGCGGTGACGACAAACAGGCGACGCAGGCTATTAACAGGAGCAGAGTGCTAATGAAGGGATTGAAACAATCGACGGTAGCAACTGTAAACGTTGGGCCTGTTCTTGACTCGAACGGCGCGGCGGTCACTAATGCCGTCGTTGGTGATTTTCGTTTAGCTAAAAATGGAACTGTAGCGACGCTTAGCGGTGCGACGGTTACGCATGATGCCAACGGCTATTATTTGATCGCTCTGACGACAGGCAACACTGACACAACGGGACGCTTGGTTCTGACTTCAGGCAATACGGCTCATTCGATGGCGAGCCATCATTGGAGCGTGCTTCCGGCTTCGGTTTTTGATGCATTGTACATCAATGCAACCAACTCAACGGGAGGCTTGGCAACAGCCACAGGAACGATCACGGCTCTTGTAGGGGCGGTAAGCACACTGACGGCGGGCGGCGTTAGGACTGAGCTTGCTACGGAGTTAGGGCGAATCGATGCGACAATTGGAAGCCGAGCGACGCAAACCAGCGTTGACGCAACCCCAGCGGCGGTTTGGAACTCGTTGACGACTGCGACCTGGGTTACCGACAGCTTTGGCAAACACATCTTGATTTCGAGCAACAACAATCGATCGGTTCAGGTAACCGGCGCGGGATCCGGCCACATTGCAGCAGATATCCACGCTTTGCAGGCTGGCGTGATAACCTCGGCGGCATTCTCTGCTAATTGGCTTACGGCGGCGGGCTTGGCAGCGGATGCGGCTACAGAGATTGCTACCGCGGTTGCAGCTACTCAAGCACTTAGCAGGCTCGACAGCATGATCGAATCCGATGGAGCGGGACAATTCCGGTTCGATACGATCGCTTTGGAGATGGCTCCAGCGGGCGGCGGTGGAGGCGGGACGGATTGGACAGCGAATGAGCGGACAGCAATCAGGTCGATTCTCGGAATACCCACAAGCGGGACTACGCCGACGGATCCATCGAGCGGGATCTTGGATGAAATTCGGGATAAGACGGCATTGATCACAGCGGGCGGGACAGTCAACGTAACGACTCCGGTTACAGCATCAGGTCAATTGGCAAGTCCACTGATAATCGGGGATGATTACCTAAACGCCAACGGTAGGGCGTTTTCTTGGACAGTCGCATTGCCGAGCGGATTCGTAGCGGCAACAGCGACCTGTAAATTCGGGATGCGATACGAGGACGATCAAGGGGTTAATTCATTCATTCAAAGCGGTACTGTAATTGATGCGGGCAGTGGAAACGTGACGCTTCGATTTGATGTAGCTAAGGCGGTTACTGAATTGCTTCGACCTGGTTGGTATGATTGGTCGGTCGAGATTGCATCGGCTAGCGGTACGGAGATAACACGGGTCAAGAATGGCAAGAATGCTGAGTGGCAGGAGAAGCAAACATGATTGCGTTATCGAGACGCGAACAAAGAAAGCTTGAGACATACGAAAAGCACAAAAAGCAATGCAAATGGTGTGGAGTCACATTTTCAGCAAGAGACAGGACGTTTTGCTCTGACGAATGCAGGCGAAAAGATGTTGATAACAAGCTGGTTTATTCTTGTGCCCAATGCGGGAAAAGTGTCAGAAAGCGAACTGTCTCGACTGCTCGATTTCAGTTTTGCAACAAGCAATGCCAGGATGCGTACCATGCAGACACCGGATATTGCAGAACCAAAAAGGAGATCTGCCGAAGGAATAAATCAAGACGACTAATGCGCAAAATAAAGGCGGAAAAGTCGGATTTAAGAAAGTCTAACTCTGAAGGGTTTAAGTGGTGGAGTCTTTGTAAGAGACAATGTTTGCATGGCGAATCGAAAATCAAAGATGCTTGGGAAAGTAGAATAGAGTCTGCTTGCCGATTACTGAGGGTTCGGGATGATCCTGTATTTAAGTTGACAAAACAGGAGTTTTGGTGCTGGGATAGCAGGATTGCAAAAGAGCGAATTGGTAAGCTAAAAAACAAGGTGTCTTCACAAGAGGAGTTAAAATGGACGCAACGAATCAACGATGCAGCGAAAAACTCGTACAAAAGGATCAAGCGAAAGGCATCGCGTATTGGAATGCATGGATAGAAAACAAGGGAGATGCATGCAAGGTTGCTAGGGATTTTGAGGTCACGAGGGAAACTGTAGCGTGGCACCTCACAGAGCAAAGCAGAGCTCATGGTTTCGGTGGGTTGAATGAAGCTAAGATGCATTTTCGTTTCAAGAAGGCTGGGGTTGACAGCGAAAACAAGGCTAGTGCTACAGCCCTCAGAACCATACTTGAAATGCAAGATTACAAATGTGCTTTATCTGGAAAGCGATTGACTCCAGAGATTGCAGTGCTAGACCACAAGATTCCTCTATCAAGAGGTGGAACAAATGACGCTTCAAACCTTCAGTGGCTTGACAAGGAAGTTAACAGAGCCAAAGGTTCGATGGATTGCGATGAGTTTGTTGCCATGTGCAAAGCGGTTGCTAGGTACGCCCCGGTAGTCAAAGGTACTTTTAAAAAATGAGTTTTTTTAACACGCAGACCATTAGCCCAGGATTTCAGATGAA